TTGTGTGAATCCATTTTTGTCTAAAACCAGTAAAAATTAACCATTCATAATAATTTTCTGAATATGGTCGCCAATCTTCTGTGCGTTCTCAACTGACACCTTTTCATGGATATGTGCATAGCGTTGAGTAGCTGCAATATCTCTATGGCCCAACAAATTACCGACCATACTTAAGTTCATATCCAAACCAATACCAAAAGATGCGTAGCTATGTCTAAGATCATGCAATCTTAAATCTGGTGCATTGATTTCTTTTCTTATACTTTCCCAAAACTTTCTCGGACTTTTAATGCCAACGATAGTTCCACTTGTTCTTGGTAAAGAATTAATTATGTTCATAGCTTGTTTAGATAAATAGATTACTCTGTCATCACCATAACGCTTTGTCTTGTGATCTTTAATTGTTAGTTTGTCATCTTGTAAGTCTGACCAGGTGGCATTTGCAATCTCACCCTTTCTTGCACCAGTAAATATTAGCAACCAAATAAAAGCGACTGATTGCATAAACTCTGGATGCTTGGCTTTAGCGTTTAGGATCTTAACAATAGAACTAAGCTCTTCTTCTGTTAAATATCTTTTACGTTTTGTTTCTGGATTTTTTTCAATATTCTTAGCTGGATTGTTTGCAAACTTAGCATGATTAAATACAGCTTTAATAATTTCTAAAGATTTATTTGCTGCAATAGGTGCGCGTTTACTTACCTTGTCATGTATTTGTTGAACATCAAAAGCACTAATGTTTTCAAGATATTTGTTACCTATATCTTTTTCTATATCTCTTGCATAAACGCTTTTATATTCTTTAACACTGCTAGAATTTCTGTTCTCTAACTTATTAATGTAATAACCAAACGCATCATTAAATGTAGGTTGGTTTGTTTTATTCATCGGATCAATACCACCAGATATTAATTCTAAGTTCTTAATAGCTAAATCTCTTGCTGTTTTGATTGGCAAATCCAAAGAGCAAAGTTTCATGGCTCTGCGCTGTTGATTAAACCTGTAATACAGATAATATCCTGTAGGTCTAATTTTAAGTTTTTTGATTTGTTTGTCTGACTTGTATTTCATCATTGCTCCTCGGTTGTCATACAGTTGTCATTTAGTTGTCATTCTAAATGTATTTATATGATGAATGATGAATCAAATTAGATAGTTTTGCAAGTAAAATAAGGAAAATGTGATTGAGTGTGATTGAGTAAATTTCAAATCTAAAAAGTGTAAACGAGATGCTCTACCAACTGAGCTAAACACCCAAACGGCTGTTTTAAGCCAAAAACAAGCCTAAATCAACCTATAAAATAATCTTAAAAAAGGCTCAGTTGTCATACAGTTGCCGTTTTTATTTCTCCCATTGCAGTTTCAAAACTGTCCAATGAGCAAAGATTTTTCATAGTTTGATCCGATATAGTAGTTTGAGTTTTAGCGCAAGAAAAAGGATAAAAGAAGATAGTTTGATGTTCTAAAGAAACCAAAGCATAAACGTCTATACTGCCCTTATCATAGTTTCTATTTTTTGTATGTGATCCTCTGCGGAAATCAAATCGCCAACCTCTATCATGCGTTCCTATTTTACTTTTGGTTTTGACTTGACATTTATAAATTTTATTTTCCCACTCAAATAAAACATCGGCATGAGAACCATGAGGTGTTACTGAAACTGTATCGGATATAAGAGAGAGAACTGAGGCGGTCAAGAACTCGCCACTACGACCAATCCTTTCCGTCTGTCTGGACATGGTTTATTAGTTAGACGATCCTAGAAAATCTCCAAATTGATTAACTCCAACTCTAGTAGCTCCTCTTGTACCAAGATTAGATAAAGTATTTTTAAATCTTTGCTGGTTTTGTAATTGTTGCATTAGTTCAATTATTTCCATTTGTCTTTGAGGGTTGCTTTCCATTAAAATATTGCTGTACGCATTAGATTTACTTCCACTTGGATCGGTAATTAAATTTTTAGCTCTTGAAAACAAACTACCTTGCGCTCTTAAACCAGCAGAACTTGTTGGTTGCTGTGCAATAATTCCAATTTCTTCAAGCGCATCAACAGCCTGTGATTGATCCACTAACTTATCTGCTGTATTTGATCCACCAGTTACAAGTTTATTTGTTTGAGCCATTCTTGACTCTCTTAATATTCTACTTATAAATTGTTTTTTAGCTGCTTCATTGCCTTCAAATAAAATATCTAATTTATTTCTTAATAAAGGACTACCAAGAATATTATTAACTACATTTTGACTATCTTTAACTCTATAAAGTTGGTCTGTAATAGATTGAAAAACACCAACCCTAAAAGCATCTTTTTCTGCATCTGTTTTTAGATCGTCATAAGCAGATTTAAAAGTTTTAGTATTTGCTGAAACTTTATTAGCTGCTATGCCTTTTGTATAAGCATCTGATAAGCCAAACTTGTCTGATGCTTGGTTAAGTGCGCTTACATACTCATCGCCTTGAACTGATGATTTTAAAATATCTCTAAAATTATTTGCTATTGTTTTTCTAGGCCCAGCCATTTGCGAATCTATTGTTCCCTCTTTTACAGCTTTAAAAGTAGTTTGATCTGCTACTCTTTTTATCATGTCTAAAAACTCTAAAGGCAAAAGCTCAGTTACACCTACAATTTGTCCTTTTTCTTTTTCATAAAGTTTATTTAAGGTTGGTATGTTTACTGGATCTTCTCCTCTAGCAACTAGCCTTTCATTGTATAAACCTTTTGCTTCTTCAAACGCATCTCTAAGAATAGGAGATTTATTTATTTCTGCATATACATTTAAGTTATTAACTGCTGTATTTTTTGCGTAAGCAGTATCATATAAAGGTTTTAATTTAGTTTGAATAGCAGACTCAATATCCTCAATGCCACCTTCCAAATTTATACCTTCGGTTTTTATTGTTTTTTTAGATGTATCTTCTAAACTTTTTGCAACCCTTGTTGATTGAATGTTTGGTGCGTCTGAACCAATACTTGCTGCTTTCACCTCGTCTGTTCCAGTAGTTCTGCCTATTAAAGTTTCATCAACTTTTGATCCAGGTACTTGAATTTTAATACCGCGAAGTTTTCTTGCAACTGCTTCACCACCATAGTCAGCTAATATTTCTGCTGGTGTTAATCCTTCTAATCTATCTGCTGCTATGTTGTCTTGTATTTTTAACACAACCTGTTCTGCTGAAATGTCATCATTTAAAAACTGATCTGTTATATTTCTGATTGCGTTTACTTCAGCTTTTGTAAATGTAGACGTAGAGGTTGGTATGAGATTTTTTGCTGCATTATAAGTACCGCCAATAACTTTTCCCCCAGCCTTTAGTGCTGGAGGTAAGGTTGCTCCAAGAGTTGTTCCAAGCAAGCCAGTTCCAGCAGTATCTAAAGATTTGTCTAAATTGTTATCTGTATCACTATAGCCAAATCCAGCTAGCAAACCTTGTAAACCGCCTAGCTTTCCGCCTTCATAACTTTTTCTTAATAAATTTGTTCCAGGTTTTGATACATTTCCTGCTAAAAACGGAGTGCTATCTAAAACTTTTTTTCCTTTAGCTGCTAATCTTGCTGCTGTTGTTGCAGTACCAGTTTGGCTTGCCCCACCAGTAAAAGGTGTTAATAAAAAAGAAGCAGCCACAGGAGCTATAGATCCTGCTACATCGAATGCCAAAGCTGTTTTTGGATTAGCTTTGCTAAATGACTTTAGTTTACTTCTTGAATCTTCAACCCTTCTATCAAATGATTCGTTAAAAGTTTTGTCGGTAAAAAGGGTATCAATACCAGCTCCGACTCCAGCTCCAATCTCGTCTGAAAACCCAAAGGTAAGTCCTTGTAAAAAATTTCTTGCAATACCGCTAGCCATACCAACATCGCTGCTAGGTAATTCTTTTTGTTTTAATGCAACAGCTTGTCTTAAAATTTGTTGTTGTTCAGGTTTAGATAAATTTTCAAAATTATCTGGAATGGGTAAATCTCCATATTGATCTGATTCAAATATTTTGCTCATTTTATTATTTTACTTTGCCTGTAATTTCTGATTGGAAATCTTCTGGTGAATAAGATTTTGTTAAATCTAAATCTCCCAAATTAAAATCAAGACCAGCAAAAACCATGCTAGTAGGCAAGCCAACAGCTTCATATAAAGTATTTTTTTGCTGTCTGTAATTGTTGTAATCTTCAACCAATCTATTGGCTGTTTTTGCAGCCAAATTTATCATGTTTGCTTTTACTTCAGGAGTAAAACCTGAGCCTGTTGTTTTTGAAATTTGATTTTTTAAATTTGTTAATGCTCCTTGGAAACCTCCAAAAGTTGCAACCTCGCCTTCTCTAACAACAGAATCATCAAGTTGTTTAATAAACTTAATCATTAAGGCGTATGAAGCTGCTCCATCTGCTGACTGAGCTGCATCTAATAATTGTTGAAAGTTTTTTACACCTTTGTTTGTAGCATTAAATGTTGTTGTTTCTGTTTTACTTGCACCTATTAAATCTTTTCTAAAATCCTTTAAGTTAGTTGGTTTTCCAAGTTCTAATAATTTTATTCCTTGATCTAAATATCCTGATTTCAAATATTTTTGACCAAGAGCTGCATAATATGATCTATTGGAATCATAGTCTGATCTATTTACAGACTGAGGTATTGATAAAAATTCATTTTGTTTCTGTTTTTGCTCTGCCAATGCTTTTCGTTGAGCAATTCTGTCAGCAATAACATTACCAGCACCTACATTGCCTGACTTGTTTGCATTAATCATGCGAAAAGTATCAGCTAAGTTTTGCAGTTTTATTTGTTCATCTAATTTTTTTCTTTGTTCTTGTTCTACCAAACCATCATTTATTTTCTTTTGATTAATAGCTTGTTGAACTTGAGCTTGATCGATGTTAAACAAATTTGGAGTGCTGTTAAAACCTGAAACTATAGGTTGAAATAAGTTTGGGATATTATTATTTATTGCCATTGTTTACCTATGAAAAAAGTCCTTTAACAGCATTATAGGTATCTATTCCGTCTGCAACTCTACCAAACATACCTTGTTTATTGGATGTAAATTGAGTTTCACCTGATGGCATACCGAACACCGCGCCCGATAATAAACCAAGTTGCTGAGGCCCATAATTAAGAGCGCGTATAAATTCATTGTAACCTGCATCCATACCTGCTTGCTGTAGTCCTTGCTGTTGAGCGCCAATACCTGATAATAAACCAAGGTTTCTGTATTGATCGCCTAGTAATCCTGACTGTATGCCACTTCTAAAGTTTCTGTCTTGCATGGCTGCATTTAAAGCATTGTTATAACCAGACTGTCTAAGATTGCTTGACGTTCTAGCTGCTGCATCAGCAAAATTTCTGTTGGTTTCAGCTTCTAATAAAGCAGAACGAGATCCACCAAATGCACCAGCACCGATAGCTCGGTCTTGATCGCTTTGTAATCTTATTTGTCTTGCTCTATCTAAATCAGCTAAAGATTGATCAATGACTTGTGTTGTAAAAGGATTTTGAAATGATTGAATGTTTAGAGGTTGTGTTCCCATGTCAGACAATAATCCTCTTGGGTTATAAGACATAGAATCTTGAAACAAACTTCTAGTTGCATCAAAACCTCGTAATTGATCTGGATTAAATCCTGCTACCCTTGCACCTGTATAAGGTACAAAAGGCTGTCCTGCTATGCCTTTGGCTCTATTATATAAGTCATCGTATCTAGCCTGTGATGCTGGATCAACTGTATTTTGTACTGTTTGTTTGTTGCCACCACTTTTTGATGCGCCATATAAACCTACTGCTGCTGGTATTATTGTTTCTAAACCCATAATTATAATTCCTTCTTGACCATATATTCTTGTTCAAAGCCAAGATGTTGTAATTTTCTTAACCAACCCTTACGACCACCGCCTGTAAGGTATTTGCAATCATATTGTTTTGCAAAATTTTCTATGCTTTTAAGCATTTCTTCTAGCTCGTTGTAATCTCCGCCACATAAAAATAAGTTTAAAACTCTATATTTAGGAAATTCACCAAAACTAGATACATAAAAAGCATCTTTACCAGACCAAATATGAAAAAGTCCTTGTCTGATTTTTTCTTTAATATCACTTAGATTATACCTATCTTGATGCTTTAATGCACTAATAATGTGTGGCTCAAGCCTATTAAACTCTACCTCCCAGTCTTCCTTACGCGACTTGGGTGGTAGAGAGGTTTCCGCTATTATCGACTGTGATTCTGTACTTAGTTCCATTTGGACTCACTAAAACGACTTCTGTTTGATCGCCACCATTGGCTTCAATTCGTTCGCCTTTTTTCTTCTTGCCATTACCTACGCCCTCTGTTGCGTAAATTAAGTCTTATATTACCAACTTTAAAATCTTGTGTGGTAGTGCCTGTAACTTTCATAGACACTTGTCTGCCTGTAAATCTTGCATCTGTGTAGCCATCTGTTTCAAAAGTAAATGATCCAAAGTCTGTTTCAGGGCCTAATGGAGTAAATCGACCTTTAAAACTAATAGTTACACCAGGTAATGTATTGGCTTCTTCATCAGGAATAATCTGATTACATTGCACATAGTTATCACCATTACCTATTTCTATAGGCCCACTTGTTGCAAACGGAACAGCAGAACCAATGTTTGTTGAGTTGCTTAATGTTGTGCTTTCATGCTGATAAACAAATCCTGCTGCATCACACGCAATAGGAAAATCAAACACACCTTGGTCAATCCAACATCCTCTATCCATACTGCCAATCGCCCAAGTATTTTCTGCGTAGTTCCATATAACGTATTTATCAGGTGTTGATAATGAGGTTGGAAAGAACCACCAGATTTCATTAAAGTTTGAGTTATGTCCACCACATGACACCCTACGGAAGTTATATTGTAAGTTGTCATACACAAAATCATGTGTCTCACATGGTATCTCTCTGACATTACCATCGTAAATAAAGAAAGCGTTTTCACCCATCCATGCTAAGAAGTTACCAGCAGAGACAACTGCTCTTGGGCCTGTTACCCTACAGTTAGTTCCAGCATCTTGAATACCATAAATAAAAGGTGATCCAGCATAATAAACTCTAGCAATACCTGTATCGGTAAAGATTACTATGTCTGTTTGCCATTTAATGCCACTAAGTATTTTACCGCCTGTTGGTATTTGTAAACTACCAGCAGTATTGGTTGCTGCTGCTGACCATGTTGTTGTGGTTTCTCTTGATGACCAAGCAATCTTTCTTGGATCTCCGTCAGCTCCTAATGCAAACACATGACGTTCATTACTAACTAATACACCAGCACAATTAGTTGGAGCATTACTTAGAACAATACCTGTTGTATCGGGTGAGCCTGAACCTGAGTCTGGTCGCCATCTATAAATCTTGCCATCACTTGCACAGCAAAATAATAAATGTTCACCAAAGTTATCAAAAGACCAAGACTCTGAATCAAAAAATAAACCTGATTGACTTCTTGCATCTCCGTAATCTTCTCTGCCATAGTGATATGCACCAAAGCCTAAAGCATCGGTTGAAGCATCTGAGACAAAGCCTGATGGTGTTATGTCATACCAAGTGCCGTCAAATAAAACGTAAATCTTTTGTCTAGTGCCAACAGCTAAAACTTGTTTACCTGCATTTGTTTTATAGGCATACATTCCTGTTGGAGTACCTGCAAGAGCTGTATCTTTTAGTTTTTCCCAACCACCGATAGGTTTAAGTGAACCATTTTGAAAACGAATAAGATCGCTGTCTACCCAACGTCCTTTGTTTGAGTAATCAGTTCCGTTGGTTACGATTCCTGGTGGCGGAGTTACGGGTAGTAACGCCATGTTTTACTCCTCTGGTGGAGTTGGCCATTCACCTAATGGTCGAACAGGTGGTTCTGCATCGTTGTATTGATATAAAGCCTCTAACTCATCTACAGTTGTTACAGAGTTTATTTTGCTTTGCATTTCTAATGCTGTTGCTCTGACATTGGTTCTAAAGGTTGACCAATCAGCAGGTATTTCTGTTCCTGCTTCTTGTTCTCTTACCACATACCAATCGTTAGGCTGTAATAAACCATAGGCTTGATTTTTTATAGTTTGCTTATGGCTGTATTTAAGACCATGAATTACTTCGCCAGTATCAGGATCTGTTGTATCGTCTAGCTGTTTTGCTATAGCTGTACCATAAGATGCTGTTACTTTATCATCAGAAAAATCAAAAGATTGATTTGTGTTAATGTAATATTCAGGGTTTTTATAATTAGAATTATCTATTATAACTTCATAAATACCTATAGCCTCAAGTTCAGAACTAGACCATGACGACATAATGTTTTGCGGATAAGATACATCCCCAATAGTTATTGCTTTAGGTCTGGTATAAACCTTACTTACTTCGTTGTTTTCTACTAATGCCCACATATTAAAATTATACTCCTATCTTGCTGTTGTTGGTATCCCTGTTGATGTTACGAATGGATGTTCAGCAAATGCCATATAAATATAAGTTCCATAAGCATTGGCATTACCATCATACCCTCTTACTTTAAATCCATTACTTAGCATATCAACACCTGTATAAAAATTATTTGTTTCAGCAATACTTGTATTAGCTTCCATGTAAGGATTTACTACATTACCACCTTGATCTTCGTCTCTTTTATGGTCAAACATAATCCAATCATTAGCACTATCACTTCTTTTAATCATTACAAAAGCTGGTTGGAATCCACAGTAAACAAAAGGTCCGTTATATGGTGCTGATGTTTGATAGTTACCTGAGTATTTACCAATTTTGCTGTAGCCTTGTACTTCTGCAAACACATAAGCAACATAATTATCAGTATTTGTGTTGTAACCACTAAATGTACTGTTTTCATTACTTACATTAAAAGTTGTAGTTGTTGGGGTAGAAAACTGACTTGATAAAGATTGTGCGGCATTATCTAAATTAAGATACATCATAGTATCATTGCCAGTATCAACATTATAAACATACCAATAAGCAACATTAGACCTATTTTTAAAAAAAATCATTTTAGGCACTGCTCCTAATCCATGTCCTATTGTTTGGTTTGCATTACCATTACCAGTGTAAGTAACTATGCTAAAACCTGCTGTTGTGTTTGCTTGAACTGTTGATGATATATCACCAACTGAATTTGAAGCTGTTGTGCCTCCAGCACATTTCCACTGCCAAGCTACATAGTTATCGCCTGTTTCATTTGTTCGTGTCATAGAGCCTGGAGTAAAACTGTCCGTGCCTACAGCTTGAAGTCCATTGGAATTTGTTTGATCTTGAGTACTTGCATTGCTAACTAAAAATGGAGAATCAGAACCAGTAGTGCTTTTTATACCTCTTGAAGAATCGAACAACATATGACCACCAGTGCCATCTCCACCATGAGTTCTGCTTTTAATCCAAACAAAATCAGGTTGCAAATCACTATTACCAGTATTTGTTATAACTGTTGAATTGTTTGAATCTCCGCTATAAAGAGTAGCTTGAAAAAAAGCACTTGGGTCGTCTATTGTTGTATAAGCCATTATCCAAACTCCGCTAAGTTTTTAGTGCAAATTGCAAAGTAGCCTGATGGTGGTGCGTATTCAAAAACACCATGTCCATTTGCATCGCTTGCTGCACTTGAAACTGGAAAAGCATTATAACCACCATAGTTTACAAAAAAGTTTTTATTAGGATGATACATAGAAGTACAAATCATATGAGGTTCGTCTGCTACTGCAAAACCACCTGTACCACTAGAACCACTTGTAGGGTCGCCATCGGCTGAACCATTGTTGTGCCAAGCACCACCATTAATTCTTGAATATACATAATTATTATCCATATCTAGTGCTATTCCTAATATGTCACCTGAATTTACAGTATTTTGAGGAGGGCTTATTGTGCTGCCATCATCATATCTAAATCTTCTTGAATCCCAATACCATCCTATTCCATCGCCACTTGATTGACCACTATAGAAATTTGGAGAGGCACTGTTTGTAAATCTAGCAGTAGGTACAATACCTGTCATAATTGCATCTCCATCAATAGTGCCTGGATGCTTTGCTTCAAAATACCATTTACCGCTAGATAAAGATATAGTTGACATATTAGTTCGCCAACCTGTGCCTGCACCTGTAGTAAGTTTTGTACCGCCTTCAGTATGTGTAATAATGTCTGTGGTGTTAGCGTAAGATTGAATTATAAGTGGAGTACAAAAATTATTAGTGCAGGTGTCAGTCGCTTGATCTGCGGCTGATATATTATTTGCAGTTAAGTCTGTAGTTCCACCACTATTTTTACCTAAATTAGAAGCATCTGAAAAATCAAGGTAAGTATCTAAACTTCCATGTGTGCCTGAAAATGCTTTAGGAATCCAAATACCATTGTCATCAAACTCCCCAAAAGAAGTAGGGTCAAGTGTTTGTCCATCTATGTAATACATTTCAGCTATATAGCCATTAAAGTTTCTAGTGCTACTTGCCGCCGCTCCTACTCTTAAACTATAGGTAGTATTTTTACCCCATGCAGGTGATCCTTGGTTTTGGTCTTGGTAATTAGCAGTTC